CGTCGTATTCCCGGACAGGGTGGCGGAACCGGACAGAATGCCGCCATTCTTCACCAGGATGTCATTCCCTAGGGCAACGAAAGAAATATCCGTGCCAAGGCCGCCCAGCGCCAAACGCGCGCCGGAATTGACGGAGGCCGCTCCGGTTCCAAGAGCCTGGCTGGAGGCCGCCACCAGCGTCCCCCAGTTGACCGTAGTGCCACCGGAATAGGTATTCTTTCCGGAAAGCACCATGATCCCGGCGCCTTTCTTGATGAAGGACCCCTTAACTCCGGAAGAGTTCACGATGTTCGCGGATATTTTCAAATCCACGTCTGCGGTTCCACGGTCCACCATGAATACCGTAGGATTGGCATCCCTGAGCTGCACGTTGACGCGCTTGATTTCAGATGCCCTGTTTGCGGATTTCACATTAACGACGGCATTCGTCCAGATATCCATGCGACCGCCCGTTATGCCGTCCACAACGCCTCCGGTCAGGTTGAACACCGTATTCTGGAACGTCTGGTTCTTGTTGTCTCCAAAATACAGAGTTCCTCCATTGATGTTCACGTTCTTGACGGAGGCGTTCCCTCCGGAATAACCGAAGCTGTCACCGCCCTTCAATGTCACCTGCGCTCCCTCCCGGATGGCCAGGTTCCCGCGAATCATGCCGTTGGCGCCTCCGTAGCCCACCACAAGGACGCCCTTATTCACGGTGGTTCCTCCGGTATAGGAAAGCATCTTCTGGATGGTGAGCGTGCCGGAACCGTTCTTCACGAGCGAGCCTGTTCCGGACACATTCGTGTTCAGGGCAACCGAATCAGACCTGTTGAAGGCGAGCACGCCGTTGTTGACGACTGCACCGGCGCCCAGGGAACCGCTTGTACCGCCATTCCCTATGGTGAGCGTTCCCGCCGCAATGGTGGTGGTTCCGCTGTAGGAATTGTTCCCCGTCAGCGCCAGCTCACCACTCCCTTTCTGGATCAGGCTGCCCGTACCGGAAATGGCATTCGCCGCCGTCACGCTGTCCGTCCTGTTGAATGCCAGGGTTCCTTCATTGGCAACGGCTCCCGTTCCCAGGCTGCCGGAGGTTCCTCCGTTCCCTACCATCAGGGAGGCTCCGGAGAGGATGCGCGTTTCACCGGAATACGTATTGTCAGCCGCCAGAATAACTCCTCCGCCAGTGCCCATGCCCTGGGTATCCACCGTCAGGGAATAATTGCCGCCAAGCGAACTGGCTACGGTCAGCATCCCGTTTCCGCCGAACAAATATCCCTGCGTTCCGGCTGTCACGGCCCCGGACAAAACAGCCTGTCCGTCAGCCCCGATGCACACGGAATTCAGTCCCATGCCGCCCAGATTCAAATCCGCCGTACGGGTTCCCGACAGGAGCAGAACGCCTTCGGAAGCATTGGAAACATGCGCCAGGGCGGCATCCGCTTCCGACCCAAGGGCAAAGGATGTTCCGTACTTGACGAGCACATTCTTGTTCTGCACCCCGAGGGAGCGCACGTCCGCGTAGGTGAGGTTCACTCCCCCATTCAGTTCAATAACTCCGGAGAAAGCAGCTCCACCCTCCGAATCACTATTGTGCGCGTTGGCAAGCACTACGGTTCCGGTATTGGAACCGTTGCCGATAGACAGGGTGCCGGAGCCGCTGAGCTTCAAGTTCACCGTCAGCGTTCCGCCGCCTCCGCCCAGGGACCAGCCCCCATCCGCGGTCCAGCCGGAAAGCAGGCCGGTCGTTCCCCGTGTTCCCAAATTCACCTCTCCCAATGCGCCGACGGACAAGTTTCTGAAGCCGTTCAGGCCGGAAATCGCCGCCTGGTCTTCCAGCAGCACGAACGTTCCGGAAGACGCCTGGTCCAGCTTTCCGGCAATAGCGGAAAAACCAGCGCCTTCCACAGCCAGGGCTCCGGCGGCATCCAGCGACCAGACAGCCTGCCCGAGAGCCCCGGCGGAAGAGGCGCGCACCAGGCCTTCTTCAACCGTGGCAGTTCCGGAAAAACTGTTGTTCCCGTTTTTCAGAAGCAGGGTTCCTTCCCCGGTTTTCACGAGGGAACCGGCTCCGGAAATCACGCCGGACTCCGTCGCGGACCCGGAATCCACTTCCGCACGCAGCATCGACGCGGCACCGGACAACACAACGTTTCCGCTGTGGTCTCCCCCGGCCAGCACGCCATACGTGCCACCGTCATCCACCTGCACGGCGGAAACTACCAGGGAATGGCCGCCAGTGGTAAACCGGGCGCCGCTGTTCACCTGCACTGTTCCGGTGGAAAAGGAGGCCATCTGCCAGTCGTTCTCATCCACATAGCCGCCCGCGTGCAGGGTATACACTCCGGCCACCTTCACCTCTCCTCCCTGCACCGTCCACGTTCCGGTATTGAGAATATGGCCGGCCAGATTCCAGACGGACCCTTCCGCCGTGCCGGGTGCGTACACCACATTCATCAGTCCACGGGAAGCGGCCTCCCCGTCCCGCAAAGCCCCCAGGAACGTCTGTTCCCCGGAGCCCGTGAACGTAAGCGTTACGGTGGAATTGCCAAGGTAATTGGCAAAAACGGCTCCGGAATCCAGGTGAGTGATGGCGTTCAGCGTCAAATTGTGCCCATACATGTCCACCACACCCCCGCGGTGGCCGAAGATGAACTCCCCGGATACTTGGTTTTCCCCCGCCAGGCGCACCATTACTCCGCCGCCGTTCAGCTTCACGTTGTGCGCCGCGTAGCCGTCCCGGTCCAGAATCAGCATCCCGCTTCCTCCCACGTTGATGTCCGCCGCATTGTTCCCGTGGCCGCTGACGATCAAATCACCTTCCCCGATCTTCCGCCACTCGTCCCCGGAGGTTCCGGTCAGCAGCGTCGTCACGGTTGCCCCCTTGTTCACAACGAAACCCGCCGTATTCAGACGGTAGGAGGCATTTCCTCCGTCGCTCAATACGTAATCCCGGTTGAACGTGAGGGAACCCGCCCCCGTATCCACCGAGCCCTGGAGAACAATGGTGCCGCCGGAGCCGTCAAAAATAAGATTGCTGCACACGCCTATCTGCGTGTCCGAGGCCCGCGTTCCCTGTGTGGAGGTATCTCCTCGCAGGCCGGAGGCCAGCCCGGTGTAATCCGTACTGATATCTCCCTGAACGAAGGTTCCGTTTCCGTCGCCATCCGTCACATTCCACAGAAGATCCCCACCCCCTTCCGACACGCTGACGGTGCGGTTGAAACTGTCCACGTAATCGCTGGCCCACTGGTTGCCAGAGCGCATCTGGCTGAACTCGCCGTAGCCGCTACCGCCCTGGGATTGACCGGCCCCCACCCATTCCCATCTGCCGGACTTCTCATTAAATACATAGCTGGGACTTCCGCTGTCCCCTGCCAATATGCCGGAAGGCAGGGGATTGGATTCCGAAGGTTTCTTGAAATTGTACCAGAAACGGTAGGCCGGATAGGTCTTGGCATTCTCAGGGTCCGGCTCTCCTGTTCCCGGAACGCTGGCCTGTCCCTCAAAAACCAGGGTTCCCCCGGTCAAATAGGAATAACCTCCGCTGACCGTGTCCTGTTTACCGTTCCCCGTGGCAATAGCCTGGGTTCCGGACCCGGCACGCAGAACCAGCCGTCCCTTCATGTTGTCCAGGTATTCCGGATCCGTCAGGTAGGGGGCGTATTCCGCTTCCGTCACGATCTTGCTCAACCGCTGCACGCGGTAGTCATACGTGTAATTCGTCTGGTCGCCCCAGGCATTCTTGATTACCACGCTCCGGTAGGCGTCATAAAACGGCGTTCCTTCCGTGGCTCCAAAACGCTTGGTAAACGTAATGGTCTGGTTATTGTAATCATGGGACACGGTGGCGATGAAACCCGGGCCGCCTACCAAAGCGGCTTCCCCGGCATGGGCGTCCGCCAATCCGTCAAAATTCATCATTTTGGGGATGGAGCCCACGTAATTGCCTTCCTTGTCGTAAATGGCGACGTCTTTGGCATTGATTCCAAAGATGCCCCGGTTTTCCGCAAAATCACGGTAAGTCTGAACGTCGAAGGAATCAGACATCAATCCCCCATAAACGGGAGAGAGGAGACAGGCCGCCCCCAACAAGCCGGAATGATAGAAATAATGTAAATTCATGGCAGAACGAGCTTTAGGTTAAAATAATTCAAATCATAAAAAGTACTGCTATTCAAAATGTTTTTTAAAGGACGCTCCAGGAATCTGGAACTTTATTTCATTCCCAATAATTTTAATTATTCTTCATTTTGTTAGAGTTTGAAAACACCATTTGTTTTCAACAAACGACTTTACATTCCCCCCACAACAAGAACTGGCGCGAATACCAAGCTTTGCATGACACAAATTATTTCTTCTTTTTCCTTGCTTCAAATAAATTTACCTGAAAGTTCGCCTTTTCCGGCACTCCGCCTCATCTCTTCTCCATACCGCGCAAGAATGAAACCTGTTTAGTATTGTGAAATATCCCCGGCCTTTTATAATGAAGGGCAACCCATTTCAGCATGGCAAACCATACTACCACGCAAAAGCTCTGCAACTGGTTCATTCAGCAGGCGAATGCAAAAAACCTTCCTCTCACGCCCGTCAAACTGAACCACCTGGTCATTCTGGCGGACTGGTGGCACCTGCACCATCACGGCGATTTCCTGATCAACGAACGGGCGGAAGCATGGACCTGCGGGCCGGTGCTCCCCTCCATTCATCACGAATACAAGGACCAGCCGCCCTGCTCCATCATTGAACACCCCAGCCGCCGCCAGCCCCCCCTGGAAGAGGAAACGGACATCATCCCTTTTCTGGAACACATCTGGAACGTCTATGGCAAATACACGGCCCAGCAGCTTGGCCGCATCAACACAGCGCCGGCCTCCCCCTGGCAGCAGGCGCAGGGCAGGCACGGAGAAGCGGAATACCAGCAAATTGCCCGGGAACACGTGAAAGCCTACTTCCAAACCCTGGCTGAATGACCCCGGGAGAAAAGCTGGACCGCCCTTTTTTCTCCGCATTCATTTTTTCTATTCAAAACACACATTTGAGTGAAAAAAAACTTGCAAAGAACAACCGGTTCCGCTTTAATTCGCCCGCACCGCAAAGGTGCCCGTTACATAGCCCTATAGTGTAATCGGTAACACAGCGGATTCTGGTTCCGTATTTTGGGGTTCGAGTCCTCATAGGGCTACCAGATTTAACAAAAAGGCCGTCTCTTTGGAGGCGGTCTTTTTGTATTTATATCCCTTTAAATAAAGGTCTTGTGCGATTTCAGAAAGAAGGAGAACATCCTAAAACATGATGTTACAACTTGAAAAAAGAGCACACTATTGATACCACTAAATCCATGGCATCCATCTATAAAAAGCCGAACAGTCCGTACTGGTACGCACAATACCGTGTACGAACCGCCACAGGCTGGAAGCTGGTCAGGCTGTCAACCAAGATCGAACATACCCCTGCCACAGTAACAAGGGAAGTAAAAGAGGCCGCGGAGGCCGTAGGAAAGGCGCTGAACGTACTGACAAAGGAACAGGCTATGACTAAGGCGCAACGCTTGGCAGACGCCCTTGAATCAACTGCACGGGCAAACCTGCCAGCCTATCAACTGCGGCGATCCATCTCTGCCTTGTCTACGGAGTTAACCGGAGAGTCTATTGAGATGCCCTCTGTTAAATCCTGGCTTGATGATCACATGAAGCGCATTATACGCAATGGGCTCAAACCCGCATCCATAGCCAACTACAAACAAGCCTTTGACAAGTTCCGCGCCTCCATGGGGGAACGTATCAATCTACCCCTGGACCGCATCACTCCCTTAATGCTGGATGATTTCAAAAATCATCTCCTGTCCCGCGTCTCTCCGTCTACCGCCAATATTGCCCTTACTCTGGTTTCCGCGGCATTCCAGGCAGCAGTTGACTACAAGATCATCGAGACAAACCCCTTCACGGCGATTGCCAAGCCGCACAAGGGGAAGGTCATCAAACGCCGGAAATTTGAACTAGAAGAGCTTGAAAAGGTAATGGCCGCGTGCAATCTGGAATGGCGCTCCATGGTGAAAACGTGCCTCTACACGGGGGGTCAAAGATTGGGAGACGTGGCAACGCTCCGATGGTCCCAGGTTGACGGAAAACGCGGCGTTATCCGGATGACAACGCAAAAAAAGGGAAAGCCCCTGATGATTCCGATTTTCCCGGCACTGAAAAAGCATCTGCAGCAGCGGAGGAAAGAAGCCCCAGGGGAATTCCTGCATCCGGAATGCGCGGACATTTTTGAAAGCAAGGGCTCTGGCCGTCTGTCAAATATCTTTGGACGCATCCTGTATCAGTGCGGCCTTATCACCAAAGACCCTTTAGCCGCGGGGAAGAAATATAAAAAGCAGGAAGGGAACGGCACGGAAACCCGGCGCCACGTCAATGATCTGTCCTTTCACAGCCTCCGCTATACGGCAACAACCATGTTACATGATGCCGGTGTTCCCCCTGCCCTTGTGCAAGCTATTGTGGGGCACGACTCCCGGGAAGTCCATGAGGGGTATATCGACTTTGGAGCTAAGGAGTTTACACAGGCCCTTGAAAAGCTTCCGGACCTGTGAACCCTCACGCACCTGTGCTTGAGGGACATCAATTTCAGTTCTGACTGTTTCATGCTTCCCCTCCTAACCCTATTTCTTTCATCAAACCCCGGATTTCAGCCGCGGCGGTGTCGGTGTCCACGACGGGCCCTTCCGGCTGCTGCGGGGCTTGCTCCGGCTGTGGCTTCTTGCGAGCGGCTGCGGACTTCCAGCGCGTCTCTTTGGCCCAGCGGTCCGCGTGTGTCAAAACGTCCCCGAAACACTCCCAGAACTTGCGCCTGCTGTCTGGCCTCCAAAAAGCCTTCTTGTTCCGGTCCTCTGTCAGCCCGGAAGCGTAGTAGGCCCGCAGCATTTCCATATCCCGCGGAGTAACCCGGCCCTGTGCGGAACGGTACGCCTCAAGCGCGGCTGCCGTCTCAATGGCGGTTGGTATCGTCCGACCCCAGGACGGGTTGATTTCAAGGGTGGCAGCCATGAACCGTGCAGCTCCAGGGGAAGCCCCCAGGTCCGCGTGATTGTCGGCGCAGCGCATCCCCCGGACATCGTTCAATCGTTCCCGATCCGGGAAAGGGACGGCAGGCAGTACAGGAGCGGCGGGCGATTCTCCCCACGGTGTACTGTTCACCGTAGTAGTTTCTCCCCCTATATTCCTTTCTTCCTTTCTTTCTTTCTTCCGGTTTTGGACGTTGGCCCCTACATTGGTTCCTACGTTGGTTTCTGAATTAACCGACGTAGGTTTCTCTTCGGTTTCAATGTCGGTTCCTACGTTGGTTTTGGGCCTTCCACCAAGCTTTCCGTTTTCGCGTGCAATAACTCGCTTACGCTCAAGCAGCTTTTGCACGCCTCCCGGGTAGCCAAAAACAACAAGGTCGTCGCCGTCGAAGTGGTATAGTTCCCCACCGTCCATGACTTCCTTGTCCATCACACCGCAGGTTTGCATCCAGCGGCGCATGCCCCAGGTCCGGCAGCCCTCAATAACGCCGCCGTTTTCCTGGGTGCAGCACCAAGCCAGCAGGGCAATCCATGTGGCGCGCTGGATTGGTTCAGCCCCGATGAATTCAGGGCTGGAAAACAAGGCTGTTGGTACGTTCATGTATTCCATAATCAAAAAAGCGTCAGTTGGGGGTTGTAGTTAATCCACAGGCATTCCACACGTGGACTGCTCATGTTGGAAATGGTCTTGATGGAGTCCTTGTGCCAGCCCTGCAGGGCGGAGTTGTAAAGCTCGTTATCATAGCCGGACAACACCACCTTGCCCTGCAGCGTGACCAGGACGTTGAGCAAGCGCCGGTGATCGTCCTCCGTGTACTCATGGCTGTATCGCCCCGTCCTGGTGCGCGTGGCTGGCATGTAAGGCGGGTCAACGTAGTGGAGTGTTTCCGGCCCGTCGTGGGCCTGTAAGACGTCAAGGGCGTCCCGGTTTTCCACGTGGACGTGCTTTAACCGCTGGGTGGCCAGCCGCAGAGTTTCCGGCAGCCGGTCCCAGTCGGTAGCCGGAGAAGGCACCCTGTTCCGGCTTACGAGTAAGCCGGAACGTCCATCCCTGAAAGAGTCGCTTGCAATCCCCATCCAGGAGCGCACTAGCAGACGCCGGGCACGCTCCACGGCATCACCTGCAGGGGCGGAGTCGTTGAGCTCGTCACGGCTGTATGGGGTCAGCATGACGGCCTCAAGCAGCCGTCCGGCGTCCTCACTGCGGAGGACGCGGAACAGGTTGACAATCTCGCCGTCTTTGTCATTGCAGATTTCCACCGGCGCCGGGGCCTTGTTGAGCAAGACACCCAGGCTTCCGCTGTATGGCTCCACATAGCAAGTGTGAGCCGGGAAATGCCGGATAATCCACGGGGCAAGGCGGTTTTTACCGCCTAAATATCGCAGTACGGCTTTCATAACCACTTCACAATAGTTTGATTGTTATATCCTTTGACCCAGTGAAACCAAGCGTAGGCAATGGCGCCGCCTTCGGTTTTGGAAAAATCCCCGTTTTTGGCGCAGGTCCGCCGCTCGCTGAATACCCACACGTCGGAGGGGGGGGCAACGTCGAACAACCGGCGCCGGGCCTTGCCCTCTAAAAACTGGAGACGCAGAAGCATCCAGACATTGGCTCCATCCTTGACGCAGGCAAGCGCACGCTCGACAAATTCAAGGGCTGTGGCGTAGGGAGGATTGGTCATAATATCCACGTCTCCTATCTCGCCATCGTCGAACTCCCACAAGAAATCTTGTACGCAGGAATCAGGACATCCACGGTCAACAATGTCGGTTGCACAGACTTCATGCCCCCGCTCCCGCAGGACATTGACGATATGACCAGCTCCGCAGGCTGGTTCCCATACCCGCTGACGGAGAGGCGCGCCAGCGTTGAGCAGATCCCGCACCATGTCCGGATCGGTGGCGTAATAGTCTTCCCTCGGCCTTTCACCGGTGGCGAGATAGGATGCTCCCAGCGTAGCGCCAAGCGTCCTTTTATTCCCTGTCCAGTCCTTCATAATGCCTCCTTTCTCGGCTCCCAGTTATTGGGAATTTCGTCGTCAATACCTGTGCAACAAAAACAAGGAGAACCAAATTTCGTGTCGCGATAAAGGTGCATGCAATTGTTGCAATTTCGCTCCTTTAAAGGCACCCACGCCCTGCACGCGGCCCGCTTCTGCCAGGCTTCACATACATAGTTCTCGTAGAATTCTCTTAAAGTTTCTTCCCGGTATGCAAAGTCCGTCTTAAAGAGCCGAAGAGCCTCACGGGCTTTCCCGTACTCGTAAAAAGCTTTCTGTTCAGGCGTCAGTTTCATTTTCGGCCCCTCCCTTCTGTTCAAGTTCCCACGGATATGTGTCGATTTTACCGTCAACCAAAGTTCGGAATATTAAGTTTCCTTGTTCTTCGTCGAATCTATCATCTACCGCCGCAAGATCGCCTGTTATCCCATATTCGTTTTCAACAGGATCACCGCCCCCATTATGAAGCAAATAATCCAATGGTTCACCGTTTTTATCTTCTGTAATAACATGTAGACCATTATTCCAACCAACGATCGGATAAATACATCCTGCGACAAAACCTCCTGATGATACTAAGCAAAGGCATTCTCTATATGTTTTCTTAAATCTATTCATTTCAATTTTCTCCTTCCTGGATTGTTTCGATTTCCCAACCCGTTTTTGTCTGCTTGGCAGCGATAAAAACAAAGGGGAACTTGTCGGCGGCGGTCTTGATTTTTACCCTGGCGTCGTCGCGCCAGAAGCCTTTCACCTCGTGGAATTCAAGGGTGCCGTCAGGGCGGACAACCATGAAATCCGGTGTGTATGAGCAGCGGTTCCCCAGGATCAGTTTGACGGCTTCAAACTTGAATTCCCGTATCTCCCCTTTGTTTTGGAGGTCAGACAGGTAAAAGCCATAGGCGGCTTCCGTTTTGTTCATCACGCCGGGCCGGTGGATAGCTCTTGCCTTCGTTCTCATGCCGCCCTCCCTTCTGCTGCCGGGCGGATGCGCGGCATAATGAGATCGTATTTATCCCGATATTCCGCTTTAAATTCATCCAAGGCTTCCTTGATTTTGTCCGTGTATTCATCCCACTCCACCTTGATGACAAACGGACGCAGGCCCCGGCAGTAGGAAATGAAATACCATGTCCGCAACCCCGTCACGGCCATAGAGCCGTGAACTTGCTGCCGGTAGTCATCTGGCAGCACGCCGTTGAGCAGGTAAAGAGCATGTGTCTTGGAGAGGGGGCACTTGATTTCCAGTCCGGCAATGTAATCGCCAGACGCATCAACAATGAGTCCGTCAGGGCTGCACCCAACCGGGCCGTCTTTGCAAAGGACAAACCCCACTTCCTTGACAGTCAGTCCGGTTATTTTTCTGAATTCGTCCCTGGCTTCCGGTTCCAGTTCTTCTCCCCGGTCCGTGTGGCGATTTCCTTCCCATTGGATTTCATCGGGACGTAGGAAAGAGCAGCACAATTCAATAATCAGGGCGCCCCACGGGCCCCTTTCTTTGTTGTTCTTGGGCTGGGGTTTGCGTCCTGTAGGGGTAAGCAGCCTGTCAAAATTGCTGGCTGTCAGGCGTCCGGAGCGCAGCTTGAACCACGCTTCCGAGCGTTGCGGCACGTTCTCGTAAACGGTACAATTCGATGATAGGCTCATGTCAATAGTCCTCCCTGCTGATGGTTACGGGCTCTTTCGGCGCGGGCATCTTCAGTCCGGGAATAAGGTCATTCTGTCCTTCCGGCTCCGGTTCCGGCAGGGCTTCCGGTTGGTCGTTTTGGAATTCTTCAGGTGCTGGCGCGTTGTTCCACGGGGTTTCCCCTTCGGCGGGTCCATCGGTTTTTTCCGGGGTTACATTCCGCATTTCGCTTCCAAATTCCTGTTCGTCGGAGACGCTCATGGCTTGCTGGATATACAAGGGCAAATCCCATTGCTTGGAGGCGCGCTTGATCACTGTTTTCAGGCCCATCTGGCTAAAGTCATCCTTCCAGGGCCCCACAATTTCCCCTTCCTTGTTCCGGGACTTGGTGCGGGCCTTGATTTCCTCCACGGCGCGCAGGCTCATGCGTTCTCCGTGTAGGTAGAGGTCCTTGTCTGTCCAGGTGCAATAAAAACCCCTGATGGGCGCCGTGCTGTCATCCCATTCCGGGATGTGGCCCATTGCGAATTTTCCTTCTTCCAGGCCCCAGGAAAATGGCTCCCCCTCTCTCACAATTCCAATATTGAGGTTGGTGACGCCATTGGAGCGGGCCATACGCATCAGGCCGCGGGCGGAGGGGACAGCAACGCAGGTCAATACAGACCGGCCGCTTGCCTTATCATTGCTCCAAAAAGGAACAAGATAGCCGTGGATGCCGTCAGGCTCACAACGCATCATCAGCAGGTTTTTCAGGGATGCAATCAGCGTTACAG